TCGCACTGTCTTGTTATCGCTCTTGTATACTTCTTCGTCTGGTTTAAAATATGCACCGCTTTCATTTCCAATGTAATATGCTCTGCCTTCATATTTCTTATCAACATAATCGTTGAGTGTATTTTCGCTCATTGGCCATTGGAAGTAGGGGTCGGTAATTTCATTCATCAGAAGAATTATCCAATGCAGATTACTCGTACCGAAAAATTTATCCGATACCATCTCTGGTGTTTCTCCGTCCTCTATGGTATACTCAGAAAAGAGAGAAGTCTGTCCAGTGATGTCTCCTCGAAACACAACTCTTTTCAATATATCAATGGCAACTTTTCGATTACCATCTTTGTTTATGTCGTAACGAACGAGTGGAAAGTTTTTAAAGAATGACATAGATTATTCTCCTCCGTCCAATCTCTTCAGACTGTTTCTCGACTGGAGTGAAAGTTCAGTAAACTCAAGAGTTAACTTCAGGTGAGTTGGTGCGCCTGTATCTTTGAACGCTGACCACATATTTGCATTTGTATAGTTGACTGACATATTCTCTAAAGCACATCTGTCAATTTTTCCGATGTATTGATTCTCTGCACCATTTGATACAAAGTAAATTTGAAACTCGGAAGGATAGTTATACAGTGCATTGTCTCCGTCATACAATTCTGGAGATGCGTGGTATTTAAAGAGTTGGATTATTTGTTGAGCCGCATTTGATTCTTCTACACTTCTTGGAGCAAGGTCAAATTCAAAAGAATATTTTCTCATATTTGGTTCATTGAACATTGATTCTTTTCTTGGGTTAGCGACTCTTGCAACTTGGTGTTGCATAAATTTGTCTGCGTTTTCCATCAAGGCACCACCCACAGCACCCACACCAGATTGGATTGCTTTCTCTGCTCCCTCTAGCAAATTTCCTGCCGCTATTTCACCAGCAACTGTTCTTTGGAAAGATACAGTTTCCCAGTTCCATCCATCTGACATATTGACTGACTGAGGGAAAGGTAGCCAAATTACATCACTGTTTACTTTTTGAGATTTTTGATATGAGGTTTCTGTAAATACTGCTTCCGCTGCCGCTTTAGCATTGTCCGCTGCCGTTTTTGCCACGCCTGCTTTGTTTGCCGCATTGTTTCCGACATTACTGTAGTTTGGTGTTTGTCCACGGGAGTTATCTAATTTACTCAACAGAGTATCCTCGCCTGGGGCAGAGGCCATTTCATTATCTTCCGCTGGCATAGATTTACTACTACCTCCGAGACTCGCAGACGAGTTGGAGTAGATTCGAAAATAAAGATAGTGATGGTGTTCTGGTGAATCTACCAAGTCAATTGGGAATTTGACGTTATTTGTTGCCATTAAAGTCTCCTGCTGGATTTCTACTACATATTATATATGCCATACAAAGGAAAATTCAAACCGAAAAACCCACAGAAGTACATCGGCGACCCAACTAATATTATTTATCGTTCGTTGTGGGAGCGTCGATTTATGGTGTTCTGTGACCAGAAAGACGCTATTATCGAATGGGGTTCCGAAGAACTATTTATACCATACAGGTCACCAATCGACAACAGATACCATCGCTACTTTGTTGATTTTATCATAAAATGTAAGAATAAGCAAGGGTTTACCGAAACAAGGCTAATCGAAATCAAACCAAAAAAACAATGCTCTCCCCCAGAAAAACCACAAAGAAGAACAAAGAGGTACATCAACGAGGTGAAGACTTGGGGAATCAATAGTGCAAAGTGGAAAGCAGCCAAAGAGTTTGCTGAGAACAGAGGATGGAAGTTTCAAATACTAACAGAGAAGGAACTATTCACAGGTGGCTAAACAAATACTCACAGGTTCAAGTATATTTGATTCCTTCCAGAAATTGAGAAGGGATGCGAATGTTGGCAAAGACAACTGGAACTGGTTCAGGAACACTGTCAATCAAAACATCAAGGCATCAGACCGAAATCAAATAAGAGATATGGTTGCTTCTGACCCAGTTCGCAAAAGGTCTAGATTGTTTGTTGGTCAGTTGTATTGCTTCTTCTATAATCAGCCAGAATACCACGCAACTCTACCTTTCTATGATACATTTCCACTTGTCTTGATGCTGAGTCGAGAGAAGGATACATTCTTCGGTATAAATTTCCACTATATTCCACCCAAAAGAAGACTACAAATGTTCTTGCTACTACAAAAGTATAGGCAAGGAAATAGAATTGTTCTTCCATATGGTACTATGAAAAGAGTGGCTAAGTGGAAGATTTTCAAATCCTGTTTTCGCCGATATAAAACTTCATTAATTACAGGAAATCTTATAAATATACCAGCAGATGATTGGCCGATTGCTATCAATCTCCCCGTAGAGAGATTCAAGAAGAGCAGTAAATCAGCAATCTGGGACAATACATTGAGGGAAGAAAGAAATTAATGGCACAAGCACCAAAACTACCGAATAGTCTACAGACCTTTACTGGACAGTATAAAGGTATTGTCCGTAACCATACTTACGAGATTATTATTGCAGGTCCTGGTTTTGAAGCCGCAAACGCAAATATCGGAATGGATGCAAGAAACTTAACTATCCTCTGTGAGAATGCATCTTTCCCTGGCTCAGCAGTAGGAACTCAACCTAATAGAATATATGGACCTGTACGAGAACTTGCTTACGAGAAAATCTTTTCGGGAGACTTGTCGTTGACATTCCGAATGGACAAAGAAATGCGAGTGAGAGAATTGGTTAATGCCTGGCATAAAGTTATACACGACCCCCAGACTGGTGACTTTGGATACTATGATGATTATCGTGCAGAAATTCAAGTATACCAATACCCTCTAGAGGGTGGTACAGAAAACGGTCCTATCTACGGAGTCAGATGTACAGATGCTTATCCCAAGAGCATCTCGCCCATCGAAGTTGGGTATGACCAAATGAATACATATATGAAGCAAACCGTAGACTTTGCGTACAGGACTTGGGAAGAAATCGTATTATAATCATTATATCATAGGAGATAAATTATGGCTTTACCAAAAATCAATACCCCGTTTTATGAGTTGACACTCCCCTCCACTGGTGAGACTGTTAAGTATCGTCCCTTCTTAGTCAAGGAAGAGAAACTTCTTCTTCTGGCTATGGAAAGTGGAAAACAAAAAGAAATTTCAAATGTTCTTCGTCAGATTATTACCAACTGCACAGATGGTGCAGTAGAGGTAAACAAACTGCCAATTTTTGATGTTGAATATCTTTTCCTACAACTCAGAATTAAATCTGTAGAAGATGTAGCAAAGATAAGTCTAGAGTGTGGTGAATGTGGCGAAGCAACAACCATCAATGTTGACCTCAAAAAAGTAAAGGTCAAGTTCCCAGAAAAGAAGGTAGACTTTAAGGTTCCACTTACAAGTGATGTTGGTTGCACTCTCGCATACCCCACTCTCGATATGATAAAAGACAACGAAGAAGGTATGGAAAGTGCGGCACAGTTGTTTGAGTTGATTTGTAATTGTATCGAGACAATTTATGATGAAGACCAAGTATACAAGGACTTCACCAAGAAGGAAGTAAACGAATTCATAGAAAATTTACCCCAAGAGCATTTCAAGAAAATCTCAGCATTCTTTGAGAATATGCCGAAACTCGAACACGAAGTTAAATACACCTGTCCACACTGTGGTGCAAAAAACACATTTGTTCTGAGTGGTCTACAGAATTTTTTCGAATCGGCCTCTCTCACAACAACCTGATTAATATGATTAAGACAAACTTCGCAATGATACAACATCATCAATGGAGTTTGACAGAGATTGAAGAGATGATGCCTTGGGAAAGAGACGTATATGTGGCTCTTCTAAATGAACACATTAAAGAAGAGAATGAAAGAATTCAGAAGGAACAGTCACAAATAAACCGAACAAGAAGGTAAAATGGCAGCAGACAGAAAACAACTTGAAGACCTAACAAAAGAACTCAAAAAGAATAACGACAACCTTAGCGGTGTCGATAAGGCTTTTAGTTCCTTTAGTGATGACTTTAAGGCGTACACTGCGTCTGCGGCAAACGTCACAGATGGTTTAGCAAACTTCTTAGATATGAGAGAGGACTCTCTCGCAGGATTCGGTAGAGAACTTACTGCATCTTTCCGTGCTACCCAGAAGTGGGCAGACAGAATTAAATTTGATATCTCTACGTTCGCAGATGAAAACATTCGTGATGTAAACGAGGGTATCGAGGCCTTCGAGGATATGCAATCAGAAACGGGCAAGTCATTCGAAAAACGAATGGGTGGCTTGATGGAGAATCTGCGAAAAGCAGACCAAGGTGAAGCAATTGCAATTCTTCAGAACATCCACGCGATGCGTGAGGAAGCACATAAATCTCTTTCTGAGGAGGAAGCAGAAAGACTAGACTTTATGGCAAAGACTGCCTCTAGAGGTCTAGAAAGCATATCAAACAACACATCAATACTCAAGGGTGCAATTATGGAAACCCTTCCCTCTCTCGATAAATTCGCAGAGAGTGTGTTGGGTGGTGGTATCCTCGGTAAGTTTGCTGGTACAGTAATTCGAAAGAAGAGACAAGCAAGAGAAGCCCAGGCAACCGCACAGGGTATGTCTGCCGCTGGTGGTCAGCAAGATGCCAAGATGGCAGCACAATCATCCGCACTTGCAAACGCAAGTGAAGGTGGTAAAGAACTTGCACTACAATTATCACAGCAATCTATTATTGGCGAGTTGAGAGAAATCAATAAGCATAATAGAAAAGTTCTTGGTTTAGAAGAAAGTCAATTAGAACAACAGAAAAAACAAACAGAGGGCGCCCTTGGTAGCAAGGAAAACGAAAGCGAAGCACTCGCAGTTGACGAAAGACAACACGACGAAACTGTTGCCGCACTGAAAGCAGGTGGTGGTGGTGGTGAAGACGATGGTGATTGTCCGAAAATCCCTGGCGGATTTATGGATGCAGTGTTGGGAGCGTTGTCTGGTAAGTGGATTGCACAAGCCGCAACATTCTTAATGACACCCCTCAAGAAAGTGGTTGGTGCTGTTGCAGGTGGTGTTGGTAAAGCAGTTGGTTTTATTATGCCAAAGAAGTGGAGTGCTGGACTTTCCAAATTCTTCAAGACAACAGATTCAGGAGCAGCCTCATCGATAGGTAAAGCAAGCAAATCAGCAGGATTTATAACCAAACTTACAGACAAGTTTAAGGGCATAATTAAGAGTCTAGTTGATACACTCAAGACTATCTTCAAATCTATTGGTGAGGTTATTAATAATATTGCCAAGAGTGTTGGTAAGGTTATAAAATCAATCGGCAAGGGTATTGCTGATATGATGAAACAACTTGCTAGAGGTATTGGATATTTTGGTAAGAAGAATGTACTACTAGGAGCCGCCGCACTGGGTATCGTTGCAGGTGGTATATTCTTATTCTCCAAAGCAATGGTAGAGTTTACCAAGGTAACTTGGAAGGCGGTAGGAGTTGCCGCAGTATCAATACTTCTCTTGGTAGGTACACTTACGGCACTTGGTGCATTAATGATGTCTGGTATTGGTGCAGTCGCAATTCTCGCAGGTGCAGCCGCACTTGTCATAGTTGCAGGTGCTATGTTCGTGCTTGGTAAAGCGATGCAGGAATTTGGAAAAGCGGCTGATTACTTTATGCCTGTATTCGAATTGATAGGTGAAGTATTAATAAGACTTGCCAAAGTTGCTATGCCAGCATTTATGATTGTAGCACAAGGGTTTTCTGATTTGATGGTTAGTTTTGGTAAGACCGTTCTTGCCGTCGTGACTGGCATCAAAGAAGTTTTCTTAGGATTATTTACTCTCATCCCGAACATCCTTCAATCAGTAGGTGACATAATTTCAACAATTGGTGATGTCATCGTAAATGTCATCACTGCTATTGGTAATGTAATAGGAAATGTACTAGAGGGAGTAGTGAGTACATTTGAGAGATTTGGAGCGGCAGGACTCGCAACTGGTATAGCAGGAACCGCAGTTTCAATTGGTGTACTTTCGGCTGCAATCTTAGCGTTCGCCGCCGCAAGTGCAGGTGGAAAAGTTCTTGGTTCAATCGGTAATGTCATCGGAGGATTCCTCAGTCTCTTTGGTGGTGGTAGTCCTCCAACCGCACTAGAAATAATCGCCGCACTTTCTACGATGGAACCAGGCTCACTGGTGAAAATTCCCAAACTAATTGACGATATATCAGCATCGCTTGCGAGGTTTGGTGGAATCGAAGTAGACACAGACGGAGCGGAAAACGCAATATGGATTATTGCAGAAATAGCGGACGAACTCGGCGATGATGATGTATTGACTGCCCTTTCCAGACTGAGCAGAATAGATATGAGTAAATTTGCCGATGGATTGCTTTCATTGTTTAGTATTACCAAACTAGGTGAACAGGATGTTGGTAATCTATTCTCAATGTTAAACAAAACATTCGACTTCTTGGATATCATTCCAGCGAAACTAGTTGACGAGAAAGCAGAAGCATTCAATAAATTGGCAACTTCTATCGGTAACGTGGCAGACGAAATGATTAAGTTGGATGGTGTGAATATGGACAATGCTGGTTATGCATTGCAACTTTCACAGCAACAGAACATACAATCACAACCCGTTGGTTTAGCCGAAAGACTATTCGGTGCTTTCGCCCCCGACGAAATCACCAGGCCTGCTCAACCCACAATTCAGGCTCCGATGCAGATTTCTTCGAACAACTCACAGCATTTCCACGGAAACATCAACGCAAGAAATCCAGATACAAGTCTAAACAATCTATTGTCACGAA